CGTTGAACGACGGGAACGAGCCGGCGAATAGGTTCACCGACAAGTCCTTCACGAACTCAGGTACACTGGAGTACGTGGGGAACAGGTTGCGAATCTTCTTAGAAGCCTTCTTGTCGATCTTCCTGATCTCGGCACGCTCGGCTTCGGTAGGACGCCGCTCGCCACGCATGACCTCAACTAGGTCCGGACGATCCATCATGTCGGCCACTATCTCGCGCTCTTGCAAGAACGCAAAAATCTTGGGACCCTCATCCTCCATACGATACGCGCCCAGCGGGGTTTCCAATAGCTTCTTCTTGGTTCCGCGCACTGCCTTGTTCTTGCCTACGGCTTGCACGGCACTCTCTAGGGTGCGGCCAGAGGCTGTCAGATACGAGTCCTTGCTGAATGCCTCACTCACATCCTTGCTAGTAGACATGCGCTGCAACAGCTCCTTGATTGGGCCGGTACGCACGGAGTCGTGCAGAATACCCAGCTTAGTCAAGTACATAGCCGCACTGTCCAGAGCCTCATCTGACCACTCCTGATCAGTGGCTCCGATGTCGTGGGCCACCATAGAAGATGCCGCTCTCAAGGAGCGCATGGTCCTAGCCATGTTAGGGTTCAGCAGATAGCCCCGCATTGCAGCAATTTCCAAGGATGATCTGAGGTTACGAAAATGAGAACCGGCGTTAAGTGCCGTGAGGTTGATCTTGGTTATGGCCTGAGCAGAGCGGTATACGTTGGTCAGCAGACCATCCGAGAAGTTAGGACGGATCAGCCTGTCGAACGCCATCTTAACTTCTGGGCGAACGAAGACCTGCGAGGCGTCAATAGACTCGCCCGTCACGGGGTCTACGATCCGCACATCAGCCCATTTATCTCCAGATGCCACCAGTTGTTCAGTAGCTCCGGTCTTGGTGTTGGGTGAGCGTAGGGCTACTGCCCCGCTAGGGGACAGCTGAGTGATCGCATTGACGATACGATGAGATGCTATGTGGTTCAGCATCGTGTTGACCGTCTGCTGGATGGTGGTTACGGGATCAAGGTGCTCCGACAGCATCGCCCTAAAGGCGCTGTTCAAAGCAATCTCAGCCTCCGTGTAACCTTCAGCTTCGAGCTGCTCGTCCGTACGTGACAGGGTACGTGCCCGTTCAGCGGACTTCTCCCGCCCGTGCATAGACGCCTGTGCACCACCAACCTCTCCTTGCAGGAAGCGTAGCATCACATCTTCGGGGATCAGGGGCTTCTCTTGCAACTTCTGCTGCAACGCAGCGGCAATAGTAGTAACCTTGGCCCGATCCATGTCGATGTTCGTGCCCACAATAACTAGGCTTTCGGTACGGGCGATCTCATTCCCGTCCTTATCTGTCGTGACCTCTCCCCCCACAACCTTGCTGGAGGTTAGGCCGTACAGGCTAGCTAGCCTCTTTAGCGAAGCACGCGGCAGCTTGTGCAGCTGTCCTTGAAACGCCGGATCGAGGTAGGCTGCCATCAGTGCATCTGACACCCGATTCCTTTTCTCTTCCGGAATCATGTTGATCAGAGCATCGGGGTCTTTGAGCCTAGCCTCTACGTCCTTGAGAGCGTACTGGATACGCAAGTACGTGCCAAGATTCTTATCGATCTGGAACGCAAGTTCGTTGTCAATCATGCCCTCAGCCTTCATCGTACGGGACAGGATATCAATATCCTCACGCAGCGACTTCAAGCTGCGAACCATCTCAGGAGTTAACTCCAGCGATTTCTGCAGCTGATCGAGGCTAAGGTTGCCCGTCAGATGGGCATTGATCTGCTCCAACTGTTCGCGCGGTGCGTCTTGTATCTGTTGTCCGTGTGCCGTTTCCCACTGGGTATTCAGAATCTCCAGTTTGGTGTGCACACCCACCCGCGCACTGTTGATGGTGCGGAGTGTCTCAGTCATCAAGTCTTGCGACAGCTTGGCTGTCTTGGTACGCCGGAAATTGGGCGAATACTTCTTGCCCTTCCACGTAACACCGGCCGTATCCATCTTCAACTTGAGGTAGTTGCCTATCCCGGACTTCTTGAAGTTACCCTGCTTAGCGTACTGCAAGTTCTGCACGTCCTGCGACGTGAGGGTCATGTCCGTACCTGTCTCCGACCGCAAGGTATATCCGCTGCTGGTCTTCTCTAGGCTGAGCTTCTCTGGATCACCCAAGTCGATGTTGGCGTTGTTAGCAACCGAGGCCAGCGACGACATCACGTCGTTGACATTGATTTCTTTACGCGACATCTCGCGCATAGACTGGCGCTCAGACGGCCCCATTGGCCCCCTAGGGCTACTAGGCGGCTTACCTGATAGACGGCGTACCTCTTTGATATTGGTGAGGCTGGCGGCCACGTCAGGCTGCTTCGCGCGCTGCTTTTTGACTACAGTCGTGCCCTTAGCTGCCTTCTTGGCAGCAGCCCTAGCCTTTGCCTCAGCTAGGAGGGATGCCTTCTGCTGCTTCTTGGTCAGCTTTTTGGGCTTAGGCTCGGCCGGCTTCTTGACTACCTTCTTCGAGGTCTTAGGAGTCTTAGCCAGCTCGGCTTTCAGCTCTTCTGGTGTCAGCTCCTTGACCTCTACATCGGCCACTTCTGTAGCACGGCCGGGATCAAGCATGATAACGCTATCGCCTCCGCCCTCGTGCTTGTTGTTGTACACAACCGAGTCATAGCCCTGTGCCAGCAGAAATCCACGAAGATCAGCGAGGACTTGCTCTTGCGGCGATCCTTTCTCGGGATTGGCTACGGCTCCAGCCTTGCTGGCGCGGGAAGCGGCTATCGCCGTTTTCTCGGGTACCTTCAGACCGGCCTTGCGTAGCACAGCCACCACCCTAGCCGGATTGTGCCATGCCCCTTCTTCTGGTTCTTCTAGGCGCAGCGGCTTCTGGATGTCTACTTCGTACGTACCTACCTCGCCTGTCTCACCAATCTTGGACTGGGCAACCGGCTGGCTCGGGGTGTAGTGTGCCCCGAGGTCTCCGATCTCGACAGGAACAACGCCCGAATTATGGAAGCCCCGGTACAGCTTCTGCTTGCCAACATCTACGGTGATCGGAGCAGCGGCTTCTGCTTGGGCAGGTGTGGCCGTAGTTGCCGCTGTAGGAGCCACCGGCTTAATGCTGGCTACTGGGCCGTTATCCGATGTCTCGTGCTGGATATTGCCCTGAGCATCCTTAACCATCTGGCGAGTAGGATTAAATTCTACAGGATACCCTGCCCTCTCTAGGGACTTCCAGGTATTGTACGCCGCGTCGGTAACAGATGACGCCGAGTGTACTTCTTGCCGTTTACGGCCAGCTGTCTCGAACAGTTTCTTGTACATAGACGAGCCAATACCACGACCCTGACGATCTTCGTGTACGTTGGCCGTGTCTATCTTGATGGTGGTACCATCCGATGACTCGACAGCCGACAGAGTGTCCTCTCCAACCGAGAAGGTATAATACCCATTCTCATAATCGACGGCCACAGGGGCAGCACTCTCTGCTGCGGGTTCGACAGGAGCGTCCAGGATTTCGTTAGCCGTCTCTCCGCCACGCAACGGGCCGGAGACGGGCAATTCCGCTTCAAGCAGAGCGCTTACATCAGGAGACGGGACGGGGCTTGTTCCTTCTGCCGGCTGTTCGAGCGTACCAAACCCGCCCGCCGTCGGAGCTGGCAGCTCTACGTCAACTGGCTCCAGTATCTTGGTCGGATCAGCAGCTATCTCCTTGACGCGTTCCAGAGCAGAGCCTTCTCCTACCTTAACGTTGCCCGTTACACCGACCTCTTGCCGCTGGATAGTTTGCGGACCAAGATCAATGTCAACAGGTGGCAGCTCAATAGGCTCCATCTTCGTGCCGTCCGGCGCGGTGATGTACGCCTGCGCCCGATCAGGACGCAAGGACTCCATCGCCTCTCTCTGTGCCAGAGACTCTGGAAGGTCGGGAACCAGAGCATCGAGTGTGCGCTGTTCCGCTCGCTTTTCGGCGAACGGGCGCGTGATCGCGCCGGGAGTAGCGGTGGCTGCGCCTAGTGCAGCTCCCTGTCCCATAGCGTAGAGCGTCCTTCCCAAAGCCTCTCCAGGACTGACTTCTTCTCCTTGGCGTTCTACTTCGTCAATTATGTTGATAAGTTCAGTAATGCCCTCACTAGGAGCCTCTTGTGCCATCTGCAATACAACAGACTTAGCCCCTTTGCCGAAAGCCAAACCTCCAAACACTCCCAGCATTTTTTCGGGCAGAACCTCAGCAGCGGACGCTACGGTTGCATCTAGCCTCGCCTCTTCTTTACTCTTTCCTTCGGCGCGTGAGCGAGCAAAGGTGCTGCTCCACACTTGCGCGGTCATCTCTACTAGGCCGGGTGCTGGTCGTCTGGTAATGTAAGACAGGGATATAGAAGGCCCCATCTCAATAGCTGCCCCGCCCAAATCATAAACGAATTTAGCCACAGGATTATCAGGAGCTGCTTCGGCGGACCGCTTGGCCGCCTCTACGCCCTTCTCACGACGAACCTCCGCCGCCTCTTTTAAGTCCGTGCCGAACAATTGCGGCTTGATCTTTTCAGGGTCCTGGCCTGTCAGTCCCCAACGCGAATACGCAAGGGCGTCCGCCAAAGATTCTTGCAACCCCGATATCACAAACTCTTTAGTAGACTCAGCACGGTCTCCAAGACCCTCGAAGAACGAGGTATCCATTTCAGGATCGGAGATAGGCCCGCCCGTAAACGAGCCGCCGCTAGGCGCAACTGCCCGATCAAACCACGAGGGTTCGGTGTCCTGCTCTTCCTCTTCTGGCTCAGGTACAGCCACGGCTTCCGGTTCCGGAATCTCTGTAGCTTGCCCCGAAAAGATGGCGTCGAAGGGATTAGACGACTCTGCTTCCTCGGCTTCGGCAGCCTCTGCCTCCTCAGCCAAGCGCAGCGCCTCTTCCTCCTCGTCCTCTTCTTCTAGGCCGAAGATGCTGCTAAACGGATTGATTGCCATTATTTCTTAATCGAAGCCTTGAATGCGCTGAACATGGAACGGAATGCGGGGGACTGTTTATCGTCCTCCTCGGGCTCGCCGTAGGCTTTGGCCAAGGCCGCCCGTAGCTGGGTCTGCACTTTTACTGCATCTCCACCTTCAACTACCATTTTCTGGGCCGTTTCTAGGGCCGATAGAGTCTGGTCGGCTCGCTCCGCAATCATACCACCGAGCTCCGATACCTCGTCTAAGCTGGTGATTTCTTTAGCATTTGCGGCTTCTTTCAGTCGCTTCTCTTCTGTGTTGTGTATCTTCAATGCAACCTCTTGGCGCAGCTCGTCTCGGCTCTGAGGGTCGCTGAGGATAGAAGCAAGAGTATCCTCGCCGTCCCGCAAGTCAACTAGCCGTGATCCACCCTTTCTAGGATCGGCATTGCGCTCGCGCGTAGCACTTAGATTGATGCCGTGCTGTGCCGATAGATCATCTCGCAACTGGGACGTAGCCTCGCTGACGGTGAACGACACATCTAATTCTTTTGATCCACTGCGGGGCAGCCCCTCGTCGCGACGTTTACGATCATCGTCTCGCTTAGCCGCGAGCCTGGCCTCTTCAATAGCAGTAGTTTTATTTGCGTCAACACCTGCTTCTAGAGTAGCCTGTTCAGGATCGGTAAGAGCACCACCCCGAATCCTGGCGGCTTTGTTGATGTCAGACTGGTCTGCCCGCAGAATTGTTGGGTCTTCTTGGTTGCGGATACGATTAGCCTCACGCGCATTGCGCGCGTCATCAAGCAGCAGTTCCGGATGCATGTCGTCTTCGATCAAGCCTTTGGTAACCTCGGCCTTCTTGCGAGCGTCCTTGTCCATGAACTCCAGATCAAGGTTCTTCCGGTAACGTGCTGCTGCTCTCTCTGCTTCCACACGACGCTGCTCGGCGCGCACAGTCCGCTCTTCGGCCCGCCCTTCCTTGCGGATATCGGAAGCTTCGGCATTCTGGTTCTCATACTCTTGTGCCAGAGTACCCGATACGCCTTTGATAAATCCAAGCAACCCTTCGCCAGACATTAGATCAACCCTCCTTGGGGCGGCATAGGCGGAGCTTCTGCCGGTGCGGGGGCTGGCGCTTCTTGCGGAGCACGCGCCTCATCTTGGTACTGGATAGCATCTAGGTCGGCCTGATCCTCTAGGCCAACAGGAGGAGCTTCTGCTCCTGGATTGTACGCTTCCTCGACATCCAACATCAATTCTTGAGCCTCGTCTGTTGAGCTGTCCGACTGCTCCTTTTCAAGGTAATCGCCAACCCGGCGCATCATATCCATCTGGGCTGCGGTGTACTGATTTACGTCCTCACTACCCTTGAGTTTGTGAGCATTAGCCAACTTGAACAGCTCGTCAACTGCGGTGGCAATCATTCCGCCTTCTCCGAACAGTGCGGCCTGCGGAACCTCGCCCTCTTTGCGTGTGTGCTCGTCATACACGCCCTTCAACAGAGTAAACGCAGCCTGCGATACGCCTTGAAATAGGTTCTGCTGCGTCTCCATCATCTTCATTGCATTCTGGCGCTGAGGACCGTACAGCAGATCAATGAAGTCCGCGTACATGTCGTCATAGTGCGCCTGCTCTTCTGGGCTGGCCTCTTCTGAACCTTGCCACGGGTCTTCCTCTGGCCTCAACTCTACCAGATCGTCGTACTTGCCCGTCATTTGGGCAGTGGAATCAATCAAGCCGGCCATTATACTAGCCCTCCCTGTCCGTACTGAAGTTGGGTAGCGCCCATAGTAAACCGGCGGTCAGGGTCGGTCTGTGGCTGCTGAAGTTGCAGCCCTATCTGTGGCATAGCGGACTGCTGTTGTGGTAGCAAGCCTCCAGCCAATGCCGGACCACTATCGTACTGTTGCGGATTCAACGGACCGCGCTCGGCGATCAATGCCTGAATGCGGTTGGCAGGTGCGGGTGCGCCTTCTCCGCCCTGCGCCATCTGTCCGGCTACGGTCTGCTCCGGCTGCGCTGCCGGTTCTCCGGGCTGCGGGGCCTCTGGAGCACCTGATCCCCCGAACTCGTAGCCGAGAGCTCCCGGAGCCTCGTCACTGCCGCCACGGGCAAGACCACCTGCCACGAAGCCGTTCGGCGCATCTTGCTTACCCGCCTTAGCTTTCAGCATTTCCGTCACGCCTGTAGTGATACCATTCGCGGCCAGTTGGCCGATGGACACATCGCCAAGTACCTTCTTGCCCATCACGTTCTTGACAGACGCCATGAATCCAGAACCAGCCGCCCCTGCCCCGGACCCGACCGCAGCTCCTGTGGAAGAAACCACGGTGCCAGCTGCTGTAGTGGTTACCGAAGCACCAGGACCAGCTGCCCCAGCCAGCGTAACGCCGGCCGCATTAGCAATGCCTGTACCAGCCGTAAGACCGGCCGCCTCAGCGGCTGCCCCACCGTACGATGCTAGGGTACCAGACGCGCCCTGGAAACCTAGACCTCCAGCAATAGCGGAAGCCCCAGTAGCAATAGTCTGCCCTACGGCGGTGAAGAACCCACCCATTGTACTTACTCCACTGAATGCGGCAAAGCCGCCAGCGGCCACGCCGGCTGTGAAGAAGATCACTGCAGCAATTACAATGTATTTGAAAATCTTACTGCGAACTATCTTCTTAGTGGTTTTGATAGTCTTCTTGATTGCTCTTTTCACGAAGCTAATTTTCTAATCCTCCTAGGCGACATGTCGCCAAACTTTATGATTACAAATGTTACTACAGGAGGCTTCCGATACCGAGAAGCTCTCTGCCAACTCCCGCAGCTTAGCTCCGCTTTTACGCAGCCTGCGAATAGATAATACTTTTTCCTCATCCAACTTAGAATTATGGACCTCCGCGCCTCTGGGCATTAGCCCATCATCCACGGCTTGTTGAGTATTTTGTTGATGCGTGCCCCATCTCAAGTTGGTGTAGTGATTATTAGTAGGGTCGTTGTCTAGATGCATTACTACGTCGTAGCCCACCGGCTGCTCGCAGAAAGCACCAGCCACTAGGCGGTACACCAGATACCTAGACACCTTTCCGTGCTTACTTAACGAAACAACCAGTCTATTGTTGCGCCAGACCATTGGCTTGAGCTCTTTGCCCGCAAGACGGGTGGTATAGCTGTTCATGTACTGATTAGAGTCGGATATGAGTCGGTCAAGAGAGCGCACTCGCCCATCTTCGCTGACCTCGTATAGACCTTCGTATCCCGCGACTGGCAACCAACGAGTGTTTACGAAGCTCATATTAGTTCTCGCTGCAGTTTAGGACATAGAATCCGCCGACACGTGTGAGACCTACGGCCTCGTACAGTGCCTCGGAACGCGCCATGCCGGTGCTAATTCCCATGAATATGCGGTCAACCTTGTGCATCTTTGACCATTCTATAAACCGTTTCAACAACCAAATGCCCCCCGAGTGGGAGACATTCAGCAGATCGGTTGACCACTTTCGTTTCTCGTTAAACATGAATGGCTCGATGCTACCCGCTAGTACGCCGGTGATATCCCCGGCCTTATCGTAGACTAGTATCACATGCTTAGGCATCCCGATGTAGTAGTCGATTACCTTGGTCATCGTGCCCCTGTCGAAAGGGATATCCGAAAGGTTACTCTCGTTTTCGTGATATTCCTTAAGGAAGTCTACGATCTTTTTCGTGTCATTACATGTTGCGGTGCGAGTAGTCATCATTCCCTCCCAGTAAATGATTAGCCCCGTGTCGGGGTAATTGGATTAAGCTCTGGATACAAGCCATTGATCATGGCAAACTCCGCTTGCAGGTTGTTCCACGCGTCCTGCTGCAACCTCTTGGCTGCGTTGGCATCCATGTCTGTTCCGGCATACGCCGTAAGATAGTTGATGTAGTTGATCTGCGCTTGCGAAGCTAGGGTGGCGTGTTCGGTGCGGCGCTTGTTGGAGTTATCCTGAGCCATACGATCCAACTCGTACCCCTGCAAAATCTCGTTAACCCGCAACTGCTCCTCGTGGTCGAGGTTGCTCATGTCGAAGTCGTGCTCGTACCCGGCCTCGTTCAACAGTTTCTGCAAACCGTAATCCAGGTTCTTTAGCTCCACCCGGCCGTGCTGTTGCAACTGCTCCATGCCCACATCATGCGTCATTTGGCGGCTTTGCATGGTCAGGTTCAGACTATCCTGCATACTCTGCACTGCAATCTGGGTAGCCGACTGTAGGTTAGCAATGCTGGTACGTGTGGTCGCATCGAGATTAGCGATGTTGGTTTGAGTCAGGGCATCTAGATTGCCCAGCAATATCCGAACTTCAGAATCCAGGTTAGCCATCTTGATGCGCGTGTTGGCATCTAGTACCGACGTTTCCAGCTGAGTAGCTCGCTGCAAGTTGGCTAGTGCAAACTCGTTCAGGGCGTTCATGTTGGCTGTAGCCACATCCCGATACGCCTGTGCGTCAGCGGTAGCAATCGGCAGAGCAGCATCCGTAGCCGCCCGCCCTGCTGCGCCGGCTGCAAAGCTAGAGCCCAGCTGTCCGCGCTGGTTAGCCAGTTCGATAGCCCGCTGCTTAGCGCGCTGTATGTACGGGCCATTCTCGTCCAGCAACAGCCCCAGCTGGTGCCCAACGAGCTCCTCTTCCTCGACTTCCCGAGTGGTTACGTCGGTGTTCCCGATGGGAATTCCCGAGCTCATCGCATCCTGGAAAGTAACTTCCTCAATCTGCCCGGCCTGCTGGGCCTGTGCAGCATCAATGGAGCCCGCCGTTGCCTGTCCTACATTAGGAGTAGTTAGTGAGGGCTGAGTGCTAGACCTAGTTATCATCAGGTCGGCCAACTGATCTGCCTTGGTGGGATCGTACCCGTCATTGATCAGCTTGTCCCGCAACGCGGTCTTATCTGTAACTCCTTTGTCCGCTAGGTTTTGCTTCTCATCTGCCGTAGCCGGCGTACGGGCTTTGCCGTTCACGTACCACTGTCCGTCCCGGTATACCCAATCTTCCTTGCGCGTGCCTGGCTTGGAACTGCCGTCTTTGAACGGAGTAGTAAATACGTTATCCCGGTAGTTATTTGCATTCGTAGCCATGTTAGTATTCCTTCGGAGCGCGATTGCGGTTTACTGCCGCGTTAGATGCGCGGATAATAAGTGATTGTAGTACGTGCGGATCGGTTCCATTCAGCAATGATACCAGCCGGAACGTAGCGCCATCGGTTAGTGTCGGCAGGTATGGCCTGATCAGCTCCGCTCGTAGACCACGATAGGGCACATCATCGGCATCGCCAGCTACTACTTCCGTACCATACTCGGACACGTTAGACACGTGATCGAAGTGGTAGTTGGTATCAGACCTAGCGTACAGAGTTGTGACGGACGGATACCGTCCGCCAAACTCGGCGTACATAGTCTTGGATAGTCCTCCCGGACGTCCTAGTGCTAGGGGATTCGTGATAATCCAGCAGGGGGTATTTACTCCCTCAACAACTCCGGCCGAATTCACGACGTATGTCTGATTGGTAGCATCCAGCACGTGAACCTCCCCTCTAGAATTGCCCATTACTATGCGCTCTCGGCCAGTGCTTAGTATGGACGAGTCTATCCAGGTAGGGACAAAGCGAACGGGCGCGGTCGGATCGTTTACGTTAGTAGCTAGGTACCTGCTCTGATAGTGCATGAACATGGGCTCAATTGCCCCCTCCTTGTTGAAGAACAAGGTAAGTATGTGCCCATCCGGGTAAAATAGGCGGTACTGGTTGTGGCCTCTGGCCGCAATACCTGCAACGGGTCCCTGGTACGCAACATCCACGTCCCCCTCTAGCTGCACCCTGTCGCGTGTCCAAGATTGCACGGCGGAAGTGAGCTGGCTTATGGCGAAATCGCCGTACTTGTCCGTAGCTGACAGAGTTGTTACCCCGTAGTTATCAGCGAATACCGGCTCACCAATCATGGCGGCGGTGTACTCCTTGGCTCCGGAACTAGCGCTAACCACGCGCATAGTGCCAGTCTCTTCGCCAGAGCCCTCTAGAGTTCGTACTGAGGATTCCGACAGAACACAAAGCACCTTGCCGGGAAGAGACACCAGTCCTGTAACCTTGTCTCCCACTCCCCATAAACTGGGTTCTGAGCCGGTAGTACCAAAGAAATCATTAGGAGCCCCGGCCGCAGACAGCGCAACGAATCCAGGACCAAAGCCAAGCGCTAGCTTATTGTCATGGAAAGCCACGTGACGCGGCTTATCCACCAGTCTAGCGAGCGGGGTCTTTATGAAAAAGAAACCCGACGAATTGAATGTAAACGCTGGCCCCGCCCCATTAGCGCCGTAAATAGCTTCCGAGGAATCATTCTCAAAGAAGTTTGCTTTGATGACTTGATACCTGGACTCGGCCTCTTGCATAGCAGACCACGCTGGCAATAGGTTATATTCTGCGGGGGCTGCCACGTAGCCAACTAGCTCCCCCGTCCCAACTGGACCAGTACGAATCTCGAATCCGCGAGTAACCGAACCAATACTACCCTCTATGTCATTAGCGGCATGGTTTGGGATATCGAAATACAGGGTGCCTACCGCGAGCCCGCTGGAAAATTGGCCGTCTGAGTGCTCGTATGCACTGACATCGCCATACGTCAGATCAACGTTACCGCTATAAAAGTAGACACGTTCCTTGTTGGGCACGTAAAACACTTCTACCGACACGTAGTCGATTTCAACCTGACCAGTAGCCCCCGAAGCATTGGTATACGTGATGTCTACTCCGAAGTCGGCACTGTTGATTTGCTCCGGAGTAATCTCCTCGATCCCCCACAAGTCGTCCTCGCCCCCGAACGTATAGTTATCAGCGGAAACACCCAGCTCGGTTAGACTAGATAAATTGGCGGATTCTAGATCGTAGTTAGGATACCTAAGACTAACAAGAGCCGTGTGCGGAGTTCCAGTGCCCGTCTGTAGAGCTTGAATAGTGACCTTTATACCCACTATACGCGCGTCTGTGATGGGCATGATGCTGGTAGAAAACCCCGCGAACAGCCGTTCGGTGGTTTGGGTATTGGCTAGGTTAGACGTGGCATACGAGCCATCGTCTGCTGTAATATTTCCGGGATTAACCCAGTCAATAAATCCGCCGATACCAGCAGTCTGAGCACCAGAGGTAGCCAGAAACTCCCCAGACGACCGCACTGAGGATACTACGTTGTTCTGAAACAACGGAGAATAGGGCACATTCGGGGCGTTGGTGCCTTCGGAGAATCTAATAGACCACCCGGTATTCACAGGCTCCCAGCCAGTAGCGGTTCCTTTCCAAACAACCGACGCTCGGGGATCGGTATGAGGATTATAGCCCGGAGATGTGTACGTTTCTACCGTGGCTAAGACCGTAGTCCCCGACTTAAGCAGAATATCCTCTCCAATAGCGGGATCAGCTAGGTTTCGTATATCATCGGTATGGTAAGTCGGGCTGCTCGCGGCATTGCCGTCGCTAGGTCCCAGGACCAGATACCCCGCTGCTGAGCCGTCTTCCCAGAAGCCTTCCTCTTTTTTTACGTACAACACTCGTACATATTCTAGGCCGCCGCTACTTCCGTAGGGAACACGCACAATATCGCCGGCGCGAATAGGCCGCCCAAGTACTTGGCCACCATCGTAAAACTGCACAGTGTACGCCCCTCTTACGACATACACATCGTCATCGTACTGCCAGCCCCCAACAATAGGACCAAGACCAGGAACCAAGCCTCGGTACGTGTTAAAGCGTGTACCAGTAGTAACTGCGGCACTGCCCAAAAAGGTAAGGGCCATAGTAGAACGATCCGTCACCAACGCAGCTCCTGTACTGTACAGACCATCTATCCCGTACATGTCGGCTACATTACTAGCATTGACAGTAAGGTCTAGATACAGCGTGGTGCCTAGAGTCGCATCTTCTATTGTATCTAGGGCTTTAGGAAAACGCCCGCGAACTTGTGCGATGTACAGCTCTCGAAATGGAGTCCACGCCCAATCAAGAATGATACCTTCGTTGGCATCTGGGTCTTGTTCATCTCCCCAGAAGACCCTACCACCTAGCGTCCAGTCAGAACCCGTTAGTGTGGACTGAGCTTCCGTGACACGCACCACGAGCAGATTCGATGGTTCTTTATCCAGCACACCGTCGTAGGGCCACAGACCCTTGATGCGCTCGTACCCACGCGCCGTCGCATGGTAGTTCATACTACCGAACAGAGTGCCCGGAATAGCATTGAACTTGCTGGAATCCTGATCCACGCCTCCGACCAAATTGATCGGCTCCGACAATTGCCGGTGTTCGATTTCTTTGGCTGGCTGAGTGGCTGGATTAGCCATACGTGTAAGCTCCGTGTGCGTAGGTCGAGTACAGGGCAGTGGTGTCTACAGGAACATCGTCCATGTAGCGATCTTCAAAGTATTTCTTGTACGGCTTGAATTTGGCTTGAGCTTCTTGCAGCTTCGAGCCGTCCTCAAAGTGCATGGCGTAGCTAATCACAGCCTGCCACACGATAGCATCGTGGTACTGGTCGGGTAGATTGGTAGGTTCAAGCGCGTTGCTAGTCCCAGCACCTGCCGTATCTTCGTAATCGAATTCCTGGGGCAACAGAATGCCCTCGTAGCGAATGGTGTACGCATCGTTGGGCATCGGCCACACGATCAACTTGCCCAACGGGCCGAACGTAAAGTATTGCGGCTTGCCCTCTTGCCGCTCGTACTTGTCTATGTACATGCGCCAGTATTGGTACGATTGGTACGTAACAGGAGACTCCTCTTCTCCTGCAAGGTGGCACGTCAGAGAGCGCATGTTCACGCTCTCCAACGTAGCCGGTAACGTATACTCATCGGTACTTGCAACCAGTGACAGAGTTAGGTCCCGGTCACGACGGAAGTGCAGCCCCAGCCGTTCCAACTGGATTTCCTTCCACGCTTCCTGCACCCACTCTACAAACATGAACAGAAGCCCAGTCTGATCAATCACAGTAGACGGTTCGTCGAGCGTTGATCCCGACTTGCGTACTGCTTTCTGTACTAGTTCCAAATACGTCATGAGGTTTTACTCGTCGTTTTGTGAGTGATACAACTCTTCTTCGCGCTGTGCCTGAAGTCGCGCAGCGTAGTTTTCATCCCAGAACTCACGAGGCGGCCGACCCTTGAACCCGCGCTCTCGCGAGGCTTTGGCCTGCGACTCCGGGGTGTGGGGCTGGCTGGCAAACACCGTGAACGGATACGAGTGGACCTGCCGCTCCTCCAGTTCGTCGGTATCCGGGTTCTTCTCGTACTCGATACGAACCGCGTCGTTCAGCACCGCGACCAGCTCATTAGGGCAGCCAAACTTAGAGCCGATCGGAAGGGACGCCATCGTGCCGTTGAGGCCAACAATAGCCGTCCGCAGACCTTTCGTAAGTTCGGTGCGGTGTAGCTGAATCTCGGAGTACCCCGGCCGAAGGCCGTTGGTAGCGATAGACGCTCCGGTTTGAAACGAGGCATTCAGCTTAAACTTGCGGGCTGAGTCTCGGATAGCCTCGATAAGTTCAGGCTTGTTGTATTTAGCATTCACGCTAAGGTTGTACGTCATCCGCGCGTATTTCACTAACTCTGGTTTAGTCATGCCCTCCAGCATCTCTGTGAACTCGTCGGCGGGTTTGGCGTACGTCTTCTCTCCAATTACATCATGCGTACTCATTTGTTACTCCTGTTATGAGTGTAGGGCTGGGGGCCGAAGCCCCCAAACCCGTTGTAGTAGTACTTATTCGTCGATCACGTCGACATCAAAAGCCACCCAGATGGTTCCTGCTGATCCCTCGGCGGAATCAGCAGCATCAACGATGGTGATCGTGATGTAGTCGTTGGCGGTAAGAGCAACGCCAGCCGCAGCCTCAGTGGTCTGCGTAGCGCTGGACCCACCAGCCTGAGCGACAGTTGCGCCGTCAATGAACTCGTCGACATCGGGAGTACCACTGGCAAAATCATCGCCAGCAGCGCCGATATCGAACTCAAAGTTCGCGCCAGCGTCCAAGTCATCGGCCCAAGTACTAAAATCACGAACAACACACGCCTTCAAAGGCTTGAAGATGGTGTGCGTTACCGTGTCGGTTTCGGCCTCAGCGGCCGTGAACTGAATCGGGACGATTACGCGAGCGGAGCCGGAGCCGCCGAACGCGAAAGGAACGCGGGCGTCGCCTGCGTATTGAAGGGAAGTGTTAAGTGCCATTTCTATGATCTCCTATTATGCCAGGTCAGTCACGCCGACTTCGACGCGTGACATCCAGGCTTCGTTAAGAATCAGAGCGGCATAGTAAAACTTCCACCCGACATATCCCCTCTGGCCCAACGGATCGGACTTCGAGATGGTGCCCGGATTGATAACAACCGGGTTCAGCGAGCCAGCACCCTTCAGGGGAACGGTACCATAGGCATTCTTGGCGATGTACACGATAGGGTACACATCAACCTTGGTGCCACTGGTTACCATGCCATTCAGGGTGGTAGAGCCCGAGTCGAGGAACGGAGCCAGCACCGGGGACAGGATATACCGCACGGTCTCAACCTTACCAAGTTCGTACGGGCTAATCGGACTAACATTGCCGTACTTCTCAGTCGGGGTGAAGCCATCCATATCGCGGATGTCCTGCTCCAGATCGGTGTGGCCAAATGCCACATACGAAGCAGCCACCGGCTCGGTACCGAACTTCGGAGAAGCTCCAACCATGCTGGTGATCTTCTTCGCACGCTGCGCGTTCAAGGAACGCACAACTGCGCGCTGCAGATTCAGGGTAAGTGTATCATTAACTCCGGTGCGAGCCGTCGGAGATGCCGTGCCAGAATAGAACACGTTGGTACCTGCACGCAGGACACCCCAGAGAATCACTTCCTTCGTTTCAGCTGCCTGTTCGCCCAACAGCATCGTGGCGTTGGCCAGAACAGGGTCCTCAGCAAAGTCGCCAACGCGATCACTGATCTCGAACAGATCGCCGTACTGACCCATCTGAACAGACACGTCAACGTACGAGATACTCTTCGGAGCAGGCGTCACGCCTTCAACGAGCTTAGCGGTGGTTACGGTATACGGAACCGGGCGACGGAAGACAATCGTATCTGACTTGTTTTTGGGAAGAGGCTTGGTATCCCCGAACTTATCAAGAACCAGAATCGGTTCGGCATGTTCGAGCATACGGCCTTCTGCCCACACAGTAGTACGCTGACCAATGTCGCTATAAGTTGTTGCTACGGACATTTAAATGTAACTCCTTGTGGATTGTAGCTGGTCATCTATGTGAATCAGCCCCACCGAGCGTTAAACTCTTCCTCGTAATCGCCTCCGTGCGAATCACGTCCACCAGCTGCCGGCCTAGAGCCGGGGGCGGTAGATGTTTCTTGGCGCGTTTTACGTTTACGCTTGAGCTCTTCTGCTCGTGTGACTTCTTCAGAGACGGCTGGCGGGCTTTCCGTGCCCTGTTGGTCGAGGCCCATTTCTCTGACCGCTCGCTGATAGTCGTCCTCGTACCTACGAAGCACAGTAATAGCTTCGGTAGCATCCGGAGTTCTAGCGGCTTGCTGAACGGACTTAGGCTGCATTTGCAACCATGCCCGAAAGTCATCGCCATCGACCACTGCCTTCCAGTGCAGGCCGGTCTCTTGTGTGTTGAAGATTTTCGCGGCTCCCTCATCTACCGCTGAGAGGAAGTCTGCGGCCCGCTTCTTGGCACGCTCTTCTTCGAGGGGTTTCAGAGATTCACTGACCCGTCGTTCTACCTCTTTGCGCTCGTGAGTAACAACCTCTTCGAGAGCCTCGGCGAACTCTGGAAAATCTTCTTTGAGCCGCTCAAGTTTCTTGAGTTGCTCTGGGGCAGCAGACTCGGGTGCCTTCGGCGTCCGATCCGCTGGTGCTGCCTCGCGGGCTGCTTCCAGCCGGCGAAGTTCGTCAGTAAGCTCGTTGACACGGCGTTGGAACGCGGTGGCACGGCCGTGGTGGGAGTTAGCCTGATTGCGTAGTGCCTTGGCTTGCTCCTGTACCTCTTCCGGAAGTGAGTTGATCCAGGCGTATGGGTCGGCGGGGGTTGCGGCTACGGGCGGAGTGGCTGGTGACGCATCCTTCGGAGCTTCCTGCCCCTCGTCACTGCCTTCTTCTTCCTGTACTTCCTCTTCCTCAGCGTCATCATCGCTCGAACTAGGCTCGGAATGCTCGTCTACTGCTGGTTCGTCCTTTCCCCACAGGGCGTCGAACGCATCGTCGTATGAGAGCTCTTCCACAGAAGATGCCTCTTGTTCTTGATCTACTACTTCCTTCTCTACTGCTTTGTTTACACTCATGTTTCCTCCTAGAGTGGGGGGACGATTAGTAGCGAGTGTCGTGCATCTCGTCGCTAACTTGCTCGTCGCCGTAGCTTGCTAGGATTCGTCCTTTGGCTAGTTCAAGGCCCTTGACAACTCCTAGGCTGTGCCGTATCTCATTATCCGTAGCATCGGCACCGGACCGTAGTACCAGCTTTTGCTGGGACTCCAGAACTTCGTCAAGATACTCCAGCAAATCTTGCAGATTCACGTTAGTACCGCTATACTGGTGATACTGACTCATGGCTTAGATTCCCTTGCCTTCTTTCTTGGCGTACGTAATCTCGGTATTGAACTTGTCTAGGTCAGCCTGCTTGAGCAGCCGCTTAGTTTCCTCGCCCATTACGGAGATGTTCAGCTTAGCCGCAATCTGGGCCTGAGTCGCTTGCTGATCCGCCGCCAGCTTGTTCAGCATGTCTTCACGCTGCATCTGGGCGATCAGGAGCTTGATCTGGTTCTCGTGCTGACGAGCCATGATCTCGCGGCTCTCCTTGTCAACCCGAGCCTCCTCGATAGCCGACCGCATATTCATTTCCTCGGTCTTCAACTCCCTGTCTAGGGCGTTCTTCTCAAGAGCAGCATCGGCCTGCTTCATGCGAGCCTGTGCTTCGATCAGCTTCGGATCGGGAGCTTGCTGCATAGCCGCCTGTTTCTCGGCCATCTCTTTTTCGACCTGCTCCACCGGCTTCAGAATGTCGCCTACGCGGGTCGTGAGCACCCACTCGCGGAACGCGCGCGGGAGATCAATCTGCATGATGAAGTCTTCGTTAGAGCCAGCCATGCCCATGATTCGCTCCAAGTCTTGAGACTTGATCTGCTTGTCAATGCGCTGCGTGGCTCCGCCAGCCATGACCTCGTAATCCCCCTTCAGGGACTCGTCATCTCCGTACTGCATCTCGTAGTGGTAGAAGCGCTCAACGATGGGCACGGTGATATCGTCGTCCCACTTCTCACTGAGCCGCTGCTGGATCACGTTCGCTGCGGTCAGGACCATAGCCATGCCCCCAAACGTAACGTTGTCGGCCTTCGGCATTTCGCCCTGCTGAATCTGCGGCAACGAGGATTCGATATCCGCAAAGTTCAGAGACATCTCGATGATGTTGGCAATACTGTCCTGCTGTGTGGGGACATTCACGAACTGCATGGCTTTGTTTACATCTTCGCCATACTCCGTCATGAACCACACCTTCATCGGACGGATAGCCCAGCCCTCGGCCTTGTTGGCCGGCTGAATCATCTCTTTGTTCAGTATGATCTGCGGGCCAGCCGTCAGTCCGGCGTTGTCCAATAGCATAAGCCACGAGCTGTTCATGACCCGCGCCGCGTGGCGCATCAGGTACGGAACACCGTGGCCGAAGATGCTAGATGGATCGTCTTCCCATGTGCAGAAGAAATACGGAATGCGGTCTTCTCCCTCAATCGGGGAGACCGATACTCGAATGACGCGGTTGTTGACAAACCAGACCTCGCCCTGTACCATGACTAGGGGATCGTCTTTGTCTTTCTCGTCAATCAAGTCAAGTTCAAAAAGGACTTCCTTGTCCATTGGGCCGTGGTATTCCATTACACAAAAGCGCTTGTCTAATGCATCCTCGTGTGTGCCCATGATCGGAAGAATGTGTGACTTGGCTACATGGCCAGTCAACGGCTCCTCCATCAGGCACTCGCGGATACGGTTCTGCATGAACGCCTTGTGGAAGGCGAGCCCGCGCAGCTCCTGACGAGTCATCAGATGGAGCTCGAAGACATCCTCAATGGTAGTACCCGCGCGAGCGCTCGGGTCCGGGAAGACCATACGAGTATCGACCCACTGTACGGTGGGGATCACGTCGTTGGAGTACTGCATCTCGAAGATCGTCTTGCCCTCAGCGTCTTTCAGGGGCTTGTACGACCGGCGGCGTTTGGGAACCAGGACCGGAGCCTTCAAGCACGCTGTGCCTAGTACGCCCCACTGCTCCATAGCCTTGCGGCTCTTCTTGGCCCAGTCAGTTTCTACAAAGCGGTCGTGGATTTTGCGTTCCATCCGGCGAGCACGATCCTGCGATTTCTTGATGGCGGCGTGCGCGGCTTCCCCAATGGTCATAGGGGCTGGAGCCTCGGGCATAACTGCTGCGGCCGGGTCTTGTGCAGGCATTGCGCCCGGAGGACCTTGTGGAGCCATTCCAGGAGGGCCTGCCATAGGCGGCATCGGAGCTGGAGCAGGCTCTGCTACTGGCAGCGGTTCATCGCTGTTAGCCAGTTCTAGAAGCTCGGGAACGGGCGTAGGCCCGACCGAGAAGTTGAAGTCCCCGCCTAGCGGAAACTGAATGTCTTGCAATCGCGCAATGGCGATGTTGGTCTTGGGACGGGTAATGTTAACAGCCGGCAGTTCGCCACCACGAACCTCGCGGAGAGCTGCCAGCTTCTTGTCGTCAATGGCCATCTGAGAGCCGTTGTACAGCTCCTCAGCGATCTGCCACTCCCGCTCCTTGTCGTAGCGCTTGCCTACGTATTCGGAGAGCTTGTGGTTCAGCTGGCTGGCCAGCATCTCCAGAGCAGCATTGTTCTGGTGCTCCTTCTTGGACGGGCTAACCTTGCTGTCGTTATCCGGCCTAGCTTTGTCGAGAGGTAGGTCTAAATTCTGAGGCACAGGTTATACTCCGTAATCTCGGGACGACGTGCCCATAGTGGGCTCCCGGTTGATCTGGCGAGCGTACGCCAATCCACTCTGCATTGCGTATCGTGTGGCGTCCATGAGATGGTCCTTTTGTTTGATGATGTTACCCTTCTCGTCTCTGCGGTACATCCGATACTCTTCTAGCCACTGGGACATAACGCCCTTGAACACCTTGAGACGACCAGTAGACAGGCGCGAGTACACGCTGTAAATGCCGGCTTCTACTGAGTTATCGGCAGCTACGATCTTGAGACCTAGCTTGCGGTACAGCTTGATAAGCTGCTGTCCGTCAACTTGGCTACGACCACGAGAGGCCGGATCAATGGCACCCACCCACGTAGTAGTGGGCAGGTTGCGGCGGTTGACCGCTGCGGCGTGAATCTCGGGCTCGGACTTTTCCCGCTTGTAACAGTCGTAAAGGTATACTGTGTCATTGTCCTTGTCCCACGCGAACCACACCACTGCGGTATAGTTCCAGCCCACGTCCATCCCGTACCCCCGGTAGTACCAGGGCTTAATCTGGAACGGTTCTATCAGGAACTCGTCAGGATTGACCGGATAGATGGCACCTGAACCCAGGTGGGGGATGCCTTGCGATCTGGCTTCTCTGAGATGCGGCTCGCAGGAGGCGAGAAGTTCGCCTTTCTCTTGCTCGTCTAGGTGCGGTGCGTCATCCCACCCCGCAGATACGATAGCCTTATTCAGTACTGCCTGTTTCTCGATCGCGCTGAATTTCTCTAGCGATTTCTGTTGCATTCAAAAATTCCTGTACGAATGGCGTAATACCTTGCAGCGGAGTGAATGTTACGTACACGATTCCTCCTACAAACTCGCCGGTCTTGGCGGTACGCATGAGGCACTCGCCGTAAACTTCAATCGGCGGTTCTTCATCCAGCCAGATAGCGTGCTTTTGTGTACCTTGAAACGCCCGTCGTTTCTGGTCATATGATTTAAAGCCCAGCTTACTAATCTGACCGCTGGTGTGCCGTACCCTAACCAGGTCTACGGCCCCACCACCACCAGGACGCATCCGTACATCGACGATGCAATCCCGAGGTATCATTCCGGTACCCCAGTCGGCATTATCTCCGAGCATCTTGGCTTGTACGATGTCTCGGGTGGTCTGCCCGGTATCTCCGGAAGCCCAACAATCGGTAGCAGTAAAGAACCTTCGACCAGTCCACCAGTGGGGATACATCCCCGTAAGGTGGCAGGCCATCTCGTACCCACCTGCGATCGACTTACCAACACGGTTGCCGGCCATGAAGACCCGCTCACGCTTAGTAGCGCCGTAGGCGAGGAACTGTATGTGCTTTACATACTTGTCATACGAGTAGGGTCCCTCATCTGGAAAGAATCGCAGGTGACCTGCGTAATCCTTCCTACGCTCCAGCTCATCCAGAGCCCGCAACATCTCCACCTTTTCTGTATACGACAGAGTGTTGCCGGGGCGTTCTGCTACCGCTCCCTCCAAACTTAACACGTGTTCGGAGATCGCTACAATATCGTCCGGATTATCGGATTCTAGCGGTGCTCCAAACGCGTCTAGTATTACGCTGTGATGGTCTGTCATAATGATCCAATAACGAAGTGGGGGGCGGAACCGCTGGAGGGAGGGGGCGCATAAGCGCCACGGTCCCGGCCCCCGAACCGTTAAACCTTAGCGACCTTGCGGAACTTCTTCAGCGCTTCTTGAATGCGCGTATCAAGTTCCTCAGAAGTCAGGTCCTCCGAATCCTTAGTAGTGGTAGTAGTCTTCTCAGACCAACCAAACCGATTCTTCATCACCATGTACCACAAATTACCATTGAACGTGCGGTTATCTAGGTTGAGACGACCGATCTTATACCACCACGCTTTCTGCATCATACGACCGAAATCTACTACTTCCTTGAATACGCTAGTATTCGGGTCGGAGTAGAGCTTGTCGAAGAGGCCCTTGGTTATACGCAACTCGGCCATTACCTCGATATCCGAGGCACCGGCCATGTACTCAGTTGCTAGGGTCTTCTCCCAGCCCTTCGGTAGTTTCGCAAGAAGCGGATTCACTGTCGTTGCTTCGTTCATCATTACTCTCCTCTAGTCCTTCCAACGGTCCCGGCTGCGGCAGTGCTGCCTTGGGCAACTCGTAATCCAACCAAGGAGTGTTGCCTTCGGTAAACAGCATAGCAATCGGAGCTGAGACTACATTTCCCGGACTATCAGGAGCCGGACTCATCACACAAATTACGGTAACAGGTTCCTTGCTCTCTTGGTGGTGGCAAACAATTGCCACTAGCTGATCGGCTTTCGCTGCTCGAATGAGCGTAGCCGTGGCCTGTATAACGTCTTGGTTCTCTTCAACTGGTGTATCAGCCAGTACTGCTACTTGTACATTCATACTACCATCCTCCCAGATGTGGGGGGAGGGGAACAGTCCCCTCCCCCCGTGTTGCTATTATGCGCGGTAACCAACCAGCTCGATCTCTACGATACCTGCGGTATACGTAGCATCAGCGCCGGTAGCACCGACCAAGTAAATGTACGGCTTGGCCATATCGAACGCCGTAAAGTTGTCCGTGTCACCAGCTGCGATGTTGCCAGAGTTCACGACAGTCGTGCCCGAAGTAGGCGCGGCGTCTTCCGCCGTGGTGCCCGTAGCCGACAGCACTACGTCGATGTCATCATCGCCGGTAAGTGGGGTCTCATACGTAAACAGACGTCCACCAATCACTGTGCCGCACTCGGCTTCCGTTACATGGAAGATGGCGGCAGAATCCGTGCTGGCGTCCACACCGATCACGTCACCCGCTCCGCCCGAGTTCAGGCCGGTCAGATCGACAAGAATGCGGGTGTACACGAGGTCGCCCTTCTCTTCGATGGCTACCTTGTACGCGCCCGCAGCTGCCTGCAGCGAAGCAGCGGCCTGATTGGCGGCGGCCGGTGAATCTCCGAGAGCCGTACGAGCCAGCTCACGCAGGGTGCGCTTCTGCTCAAGCGTAAAACCCGCCGTGCGATTAATGGTATTTCTGATATCATTGTATTGCGACATTTTTCTATCTCCTCAACAGGGTCTTAGCCCTGAGTCTCTGTTTAACCCCATGTTAGTGGGGAAGATTCGGGCAATATGCCCAAAATTGGTATTACGCGAGGCGCTCCGCGTACATCGTAACTCTCTTGGTAGACTCCGATCCAGCAACCGGGCTACCCGCCCCGTCGTCTGTAGCTACAGTCACGTCTATAACGACGTGTTGCTCTGTGCCATCAGCTACTGTGTCGTCAATCTCGATGTTGGCCCTGAACAGATCGACCCAGACTCCCTCTTGTCCCGGAGTGTAGTTAAGCGTTATAGCAGCACTGCCAGAAAGCACAGACACTACCTCATACTTGACAAGATACTCGCCGGTATTGAACGCAGTTGCGTCATCGTGGATGACATCTCCAAACCCGAGGGTATCTGCGTCGATCCAGTACCCAACCGAGGAATGGAACGGAGCTTGTACTTTGCCGTTAGACCCCTCGTAAAAGTACAGGTTATTGTACGCTGTAGAGGAGGCCTCAACTACTGTAGAGGTAAGGGGAGTAGAATCCCATACGATGTTCGGATCGTTGGAGCCTTCCTCTACCACAGGAGGCCGGGTCTTCTTCGGCTTCTTAGGTGGTCGATTGATGGGCCGTGTAACTCTTTTGATTACCGGGCCTATAACGGTGTAGGTACTGTCGCTCACTTAACAACATGCTCCCAACTCTCGTACATCGCGTGACACTTTTCGTGTTGTAGGGCAAAGTCATCGGTGGCCCAAATAATATACTCGCCAACATCTACGGCCATGGTACACCCGCGCGCAGGCTTGAATGGCCTCCGGCACTCTGCTTGCACCTGCTCCGGCGTCCCGATGCGCTGCTCCACAATGCGCCCGGTTACGGGCGTTTCGGCGGGCACGTTGACCCCGTAGCGTTCGCAGTCGTAGGCGCAGCCGCTAAGTAGGCTCAATAGGAGTAATACCAGCACTTGCCTGCTCATTCGCCAGCCTCGTCTCGTAGCTGTGAACCTCGTTCTTAAGCTGCTCGATCAGCCATGCCTTGACATCGGCCCCGGTCGTTTCGGGTCCGAGCCGGTCACGCATTGCGGCGATGATACGAGCGTCATTCTCTGCTGAGGTGGTGATGGTGAGTGTTGCCATGTCAGATTCCTATCACTGTCCAATTGGAGCCGTTGTACCAAACCAACGCAGCCGCTGCGCCGCCGCCTGTTACCGTTGAGCCAACGGCGGGCGTGTCGGCATCAGTAACGCGAGCCAACATTCCTACAGTTGGTGTTCCGGGCAGGGTGGCAACAGTGTGCGCCCCCGCCATGCGAACAACGCCTTTTGTCCCGGTGCCGGTCGCGGTCCCGCCTTCCAGCAAGACATCGCCGCCCGTTCGGTTGGTTGCGCCACCATTGCCCCCCAAAAGACGCAAGTGGGCGCCGTTTCTGTCACGGTTGGCGTTGTAGTCGGCTTGAAAATCGTAAGTGCGCTGAGTGGCGTCGTTGTAGCCGATAGCCAGCGGTTTGCTTCCGTCCGCCGTGCCTATAGTTAAGCCCGTCGAGTTGAAGCGTATTGCAGTATTGGCCGCTGCGGTAATATCGCCAAAATGAATCGATCCGGATGAGTTTGAGCCAAGTATCACCAGCTTATCGTTAGCCCCACCAACACCGAATCGGCCCAGCTCAAGTGCCGCACTGGCACCACTACTGTACAACTTGGCCGCGTTCATGGTCGCGTTCGGCCCAAGAATTAAGCCGTCTGTGTGGGCCTTGCCCAGAGACATAACCTCTGTTCCGTTATTCTTCCAATTCGCCAGCTTGGCCCCGCTGGTGGCGTAGCTAACCGCCGTATCGTAGGACCATGCAACGGCACTGGCTCCATCGGCCACGTCGCTATCGAACGTTCCCGCGTCCGTGCGAAACTCGCCGGTCATGTCTACGGTGCCGTCGGCTTTGAAGTCGCCGCCACCCCCGCCAGCGCCCAGCGTGGTATCCGTTCCGGCATCGTCGGTAAATATCAGCGTCGAGGGCGTGGTGCTCTTACACCACACATACCCCTTGCCCGCTGCCGGGGTGCTGGTGTGATCGGCAGCTTCAGCAAATACGAGATCGCCCGTCATTTCGCCAGAGCCGTCTGCGGGCAGAGCGGCATCAGCGGTGCTGCCCTGCGCTGCTGTAGCGTAGTCGGTCGGGTCGAAGGCTTTGACGGCGGCAAGGTTCGTTACCTCGCTGTCCATCAGCGCGCCCGCAGCCGTTACATTAGTCGCGTCAGTTACGTCAGCAGCAGCCTCAATGTTAGTCAACTTGGTCTTTTCCGCATCGGTGAAGGCGTTGGTATCAGCCACCCCTTCGTACGCGGTTTTGATTACCGAACCTAGTGTGCTTAGCTCTGCCATAAGTTATACCTTTAAGTTGTGTGGGTAACTACCACCGAAGAATTGGTAACATTCTCCCCGCCGTTCGTTACATTTTCGGTAGACCCAGAACTTCCGCCCCCGGTTGTGGGATTTTTTGGAGAAGAGTTAACCTGCCGAGATACCTTTCGGACCACGGGTGCTACTACTGGGTAGGATAACGCAGACATACCTTATCTGCTGATCGAAATACCCCACGACCCCGTACGGGTCGCGGCAGTCAAGACGTACTCACCAAGTCCAACGACTACTTCCATCGTCCGGGTAGCGCTCAACTCGATATCCCCGTTATCGTCGGTACACGTAACCAGAGTACCATCCGGGGCGTACCTCTTCAGTACCGCTACATCTGAACCTAGATTAGCATATGGGTACAAGCTGACGGTTACTTCTCCGTTCCTCCGCACCTTAAACACGGCACTAGTTACCGAGTCCGTAGTACCGGGGGCTAGGATAATTACTTCTTGTGCATCTCGTGACATGGTATTAGTACCTCTGTAAAATTAGTTTATTGGTCATGGTGGGCTAGTCGTCGGTGGGGGCGTTAGTAGTCCATTCAAGTTCAATGGCGATCACGTCCGCTGCGGCTGTGGTCGTCCAGTCTGCTGACCCTCCTCGACCATAAAAACGCATAAATACAACATCGCCAGCAGAGAACGGGACAGAGAGCCACGCGCTCCACGGACTTACGTGCAGCACATCTGTCGCTCCCTGTGATGTATCCGTCACGCCACCTATAGCAGACGGAATGGCAACCGTCTCACCGTCTGCGGCATAGTACGGAATGCAGTTGAAATTGATATTACCCGCAGCAGTGGTTGAAGGTGCCCAAATTATCCGATACCGGATCGTGTCCCCATCCCAGCTAGGGGGTGGCACCCACAGGAAATTAGCGCTCTGAAAAGCACTGGCAGAATAACGATACGCAACACGAGACTCCGAACTAAACGCCTTGGTTATTTGAGTGGGCGCTACGCCGGATGTAAGTAGAGACAGGTCAGACGCAGGCAATAGTGTTTTTCTTTTTACGCCGACCGCTTTTAGCGGTATATCGTTACCCGCATCATCCGTAAAGTATGGCGTATTCGGGGTGTCGCTCTTGACCCAGAATTGTCCCTCTCCAGCTACATCAGCTTCTGCCGATGCTCGCTCCGTCAAGTACAGGGGGTCTTGCTGCGCGGAGTCATCCGACGGCGGATACCCGTGATCCTGTTTAGCGAGTATACTCATTCACATGCTCGCTGATAATTACCGTCTCGTCTGCCGATGTAGTGATGGCGAAGAACCCCATGCCGTAAATCTTCTCGGGGTTAGTCCACCCCGATACCGTGCTCCAACCAATCCCGTTCCACTTGTACAGCGTAGTGTTAGCCAAGGTCGTGGTACAGATCGTGAACGGGAACTCTACGTAGAAAGGTACTTCGGTAAGCGTGTCGTTATAGACTACTGGAAAATCAATGTACGGCCGATCCTTGATATGACCAAGGGTCGGCACGGTGTACTTGAAATTAGGTAGAATGCTGGGCACTTAGTGCTTACTCGTTGCCGAACTGGCTAAGGCTGGA